TAAAAATCTCTTTCTCTAATTCTTGGTTGATAATCAATTAAAGCAAACTGACCATTAGCAGAACCCAATATTTGTAATTTACCGTTTTGTGGATTATCAGGAGATGAATATTCTGTACCAAAACTTTTTGGTAATTTTAAGATCATAACACTAGATAAACCTGTGTACAGATCTCCTTGATGTATGTGAATTGGATTGTATTCGTGTTCAAACATAGTATTAACCCAAATCGATGTTAGATGTATTTTGTGACCTTTTATATTATTACAATCTAAATAATTTAAATAACATTGTTCAAACCATTTTAAAACGGTTAACGGTAAATAATTATGTTTTTTTAATTTAGGTCCTTCTTGACCGTTATAAAATAAACTATGTTCATTTTTAATTTTACCAACAAGTTGATGATTTGCAGGTAATAATTCATTGAATTTAGATTCATAGATTTGATTAATAGTTATATAAATATCAAGAGGCACTTTATATTTTACAACTGTTTGACCTAAGTTTATAACTTCAAAATTCATCTAAATTAATTTCTTTATAGCTTTTTGTTGCTTCCACTATAGTAGAGACCTCTTCATTTTTCAATACTTTAATTGGAAATTCTGTAAACCCTAATTCTAATCCCGCTAAATATCTATTATTGCCATAAACAACTTTATATTTATCTCCATCTTTAACTGCTAATAATGGATTAATGATATATCCAATCTTTTTAATATGATCTCTTGTTTTAATATAAATAGGAGACTTTTTTTGATTACTCGGATTTAGCTCCAAGTCCCTGTTGCGAAGAAATAGTTTTTCTTTCGGTGCCTTCAAGTTGTCCCCTTTCTTTTTTAATTCTTTCTATAGTCTGTAATTGACCAAGCACGTTAAAAACTTCTGGCTGACTAGATCCAGCAGTAATAGTATTTTTTTTATTAAGCATTATTTTATGGTAAGATTCTAATTGATGGGTATTGACATTATTTGTATCAAATGAACCATCATTAGTTTCTTTTTTAATTTTAGACCATAATTTAATTTCTCTCATTCGATCTCTAGCTGTAAGTTCCATAGTAGCTTTATCATATCGTTTTTGATCTAAGTCTATTTCATAACATTCTTTTTTATATTCATCTGTTTCTTTTTCTAATTTTTTTTCTAACCATCTAATTTTTGCATCATTTCTTCTATAATCAAAAGACAAGGACATTAATTGTTCTAAATAAACATTTTGCTCTCGAACACATTGCCAATATTTTGCAGCGTTAGTTGGATATTTTAAATCACTTAAAACTGAAAACCTCATTTCTGTTTCAGTTCTAAATATTTGTTTCTTGGTCCATGTGTCACGAAGCTCGTCTACCATACCTTTAAACGCACTAACATCATTGGAGTCCAATAGATTATGTAAATTGTCTGATTCTTTATCTACAAGTTCTTTTATATTTCTTTTTTCTGTCATAAAATCCTTTCATGATTAATATATACTTTCTCTAACAGAAGTCAATATTAAGTATTTGAAACAACTTTAGTTGAATCACCTGCTCCATTCCATTCTTCACTTGTGCCTATAGTAGAAGGTGGTCCACCTCCTGAAAATAAACCTGAAGTATCAGCCACTCCATTACTTGCACCACCACCCCTTAGATTAGTTAATTGATTTGGGTTTACAGTAAAACAAGTTCCATCATAGGTCTCTGTGCTATTCGGTGCTAACGGTGCACTTGGTGGTTGACCTCCTCCACATTTAACACCAGCTGTTTGAGTTCCAAATCCTCCTCCATATTGACCTTTGGAATTAACAGGATTAGTAGTTGACCAAGTAGTGTCATTCCATTCATACGCTGTCGTAGGTTGAGTAGGTGAACCATAACCGGAAAATCCAACAGCAGCAGCCCCCGTTCCAAATCCAGAAGGACTGTAAGCTGATGTTTCCGGCACGTTAGGTGCATTTGTCCAAGATGTTCCGTTATATGTTGCAGACATATTACTTTCTGCTCCAGGGCTAAGAAAACCTTGCCAGTAAATAGCATCATTTAGCGATCCAGTTGCACCACCAGTATAAATAGAGGTAGGAAAACCACCACCTGATGTCCAAGAACTTCCATCCCATTCTTCTGTAGCACTTGTATAAGGATATCCATTAACTTGAGCAGCAGCTGACGAGCTATCTCCCCACCACGATCTTTGAGTAACTCCAGATCCTGGACTTGATTTAGTAGTCCATGATGTTCCATCGTACTGTTCGACTGCGGTAGGATTAGATCCTCCAATTAAACCATCATCTTTACCTGCACCAGCTCCACCATAAAAACCACCTCTAGCGGTATTTAAAGAAGCACCGGATGACCAAGCTCCATTAGTGTTAAACCCTAATACTTTTAATTCTCTAGATGTGGTGTTATACCAGACCTCTCCTCTTATTGGATTAGTAGGATCCGCAGATCTTATTGGTATGTTGTTTCCGTGTATAGTTTTATATGTTGACATAATTTTTTAAGTTGTTGTAATTGTTTTTGTTACAGGACCTGCCGCTGTAAATTCAAATGTAGCTGGTGTGTAAGGATCTTGCCCTTGAGCATTTATAGCAGAACCAACAGTACTGCCTCCATAAAAAGAATATCCATTAGCTGCAGGAAAAGTTGTGCCTGTTGTCCAAGCTGATCCATCCCAATCGTTTCCTACATCAGTCTTAGTTGGTTGTTTACCGTTCCAAGCATAAGCTGCTGTTTGAGTTCCTGCCATACTTGAGCCTTGAACACTTAAAGGATAATTTGGTAAAGATGTAAAAGCAGATCCGTCATAACCAACATGGGTATTTACTGTTCCAGGAGATCCTGGTAAAGCTCCTCCAAAATAATTAACAGCATTTTCATTTGATCCATAGCAATTTCCTGCATAAGCTGCATAAGGACAACTTGCAGGATCAACTGACCATGATGTTCCGTTATAAACTCTAACTGTTGTTTTTGGTCCACCAGTAGGGTGAGTTTGATCCCATCCACCTATGGTTATTCCAGCGGTCTGTGGTCCATTACTAGCGCTTGAATTATAAAGTGTTGCAAATGGAAGAGATCCTCCGCTTCCCCATGATGATCCGTCCCACTCAACCGTAGTGTTAACCCCTCCACCACCGGGCTGTCCACCAGCTCCGACTGCAGCTGTTTTAGTTCCAAAACCTATATTACCAGAAGCAGGATAAGGATAACTAGGCTCATTACTCCAAGATGTGCCATTATAAGATTCTGTATAACCAGGGTTTGCATCTACTCCTGGAGCGGCACCTCCAAAAATTAAATGAGCATCTTTAGTTCCTTGTGTAGCGGATCCCCCATTTGCCATAGCTCTACTTACAGCACCACCTGCAGCCCAAGCTCCAGATTGAAATCCTTGAAACTTACTGACGCTAGAAGAATTGTTATACCATACCTGTCCCTCCACCACGTCAGATGGATCTGATGAAAGGTATTGTACCTTCTGTCCAAATATGTCGTAATAAGTTGCCACTTATTATTCCTCCAATGTTATATCTGTTGGTCTATCGCCAATTCTACGAATTTTTTCTTCAGATGTTTCGCCTTCAACATTATTGTTATCCCAGATATTTTGTGCAGTTTGTACCTCTGCATCAACAATCGCTTGTGCTTCAGATAAAGTTTTGTGGGAGCCATTTACTCCAGCTACCCATCTGTTAGCATCTTGATTGTGAGCAGGAATTCTCCACACATCACCGGGAAAACCTCTGAGCGCAAGTTTTGTAGAATCATTTGCTGTAATGAAACCTTTACCCCAGTTTTCAGCTACGCAGTATTGATATGTTTTATGTGCCATAGTTTATCCTCCTTAATCTTTAAGTTATTGTAACCGTTTGTGTTCCTACTGCAGCGCCTGACCATAATTCAGTTGCTTCAGTATTTTGATCTCCTCCACTATTATCATAACCTCCAGCACAAAATGCGTTAGCTCCGGTCCCACTACCACAGGCCTGAGCTCTTTGTGTGTTTAAATTAGCAATAACACTCCAACACGTACCATCCCACTGTTCGTTAGGAGTTACTGAAGGCCAGCTATTAGCAGCTGATAAAGCACTAGTTGAAGATGACATAGTACCAGTAGTCATTGGTGAAACTGCATTATTCATCGAATTAACTGCTGTCCAAGCACTTCCGTTCCAATCAAGAGTAGTAGCCGTGGCAGAGTTTGAAGGCGGTACTTGACCACCATAAGCAATAAATAAATCTTGTGTAGTGCCACCTCCACCATGTTGTTGTCTCGTTGTTGGCATCGCAGTAGTAGCAGCCATACAAGTTCCATCATAATTATAACATTGATTTAAAACTGTAGGTGGATCTCCAGTAGATCCCCCAGAAATAAAACCAGCTGTTTGAGTTCCGGTTCCTCTTGCAGATCTTGTTGGTTGAGCTAAAGTTCCTGGTGAAGTTGTCCAATTAGTGCCATCATATTCATTGATAGTATTATAAAGAGTTGAAGGGCCTTGTTGAGCTCCAGCAAAAACAGCAGCTGTTTGTGTCCCAAAACCACATCTTCCGTATCCACTTACTGGACTTCCATTACCTGTGGCCCAATTAGTTCCATCCCATTCATTTGTTTGATTAATGTGAGCTGTAGAACTAACACCACCGTTTACTACTGCTGAAGTATAGCTTCCTGTTGATTGAAAATTTCTAAGAGGAGTTCCCGCCATATTGTTTCCAGTTGTCCATACTCCTGGATTAAGGGCTATTAATTTTAAAGCATTGTTACCGCTATCATACCAGATCTGACCTTCAATCGTACCTGTAGCACTTGGCAGAGACTGGACAGCCTCTCCGAAAATTTCTCTATACTCAGCCATTATTTAACCTTTAACAACCAACCTTGTGTTCCGTCTGTATACACTAAAGTATTAGCTGCTCTTTCTGTGGACACAGTTAAATCTGCTGCTGCCCCTTGTATTTTTTCTGAATTTCTTCCGATTGTTAAATTATTAGTGTCAAAAGTTCCTGCGTAATCTATGAATGAAACCTCATCACCTATACTTGGTGAAGATGGTAGAGTCATGGTAAATGCTGAACTTGTTGTATTTATAAAATATCCTTCACCTGCAGCAGCTGTAAAACCAGTTGTTTTTACCGCTTGCCACGAAGTACCACCTGATACCTCAGCAAAAGATAATTGACCAACACCTGTTGCACCTGAACCAGATACCGACTCTACTTTTAAAAATCTGTCTGCTGTTACGTTTCCTGTTGGGAATTTAAGCGTATATGACTGACCTGCACTGTGCGCAGGTGATTGTAGTTTAATCCCGTGGCTGTTAGCCTCACAATTGAGTTGCACAGTTCCTGGATTTGTTGCACCAAGAACCTCTAAAAATCCTGTTCCCTTTGGTCCAACTCTTAAAGTTACATTTGAATCACCACCAGTTGCTGTAATTGATGGTGGATTTCCTGTTGAAGCATTTGTTATGTCTATCTGGTTTACTGCAGATGATGTTGTTTGAAATATTATCTGTTCGTTTCCGTTCTCATCATTTATTCCATGTGCATCGTCAAATGCAATATTAAAATCATTTGTATCTAGATCGCCACCTAATTGTGGTGATGTATCGTCTACAAGATCTCCACCAGTCTGAACCTCGATCATCTTAGGGTTTGTCGTATCTGGATTACCAGATGCAAAGATTATCTTAGTGGTTTTAGTTGTAGCTGAAAAAGTAAAACTATCTCCAGATCCTGTGGCGTATTTAAATTGTACGGTGTAAGCACCTGATGTTGAATTTTTTAAGATATAAAAATTTTGTACGTCATTTGGAATTGTAACGATTTGATTACCTGTGATTGTACCAGTGAATTCTATCATTCTGTGTGCAAGTTCTGCACCTGTGCCACCATCTGTAACTGCTAAAGCAGTTGTCTGTGCTCCACCGGCTATAGATTTTTGTATAAATCCACCAGCTATCTGTTCGATAAGTTCTAGATTGGTATTAGTTTTTGTTCCCCATGTACCGGCATTTTCACCGGTTGCTTGAAGTTCAACACCTAAAGGTGTAAATGTTGATGCCATAAATTATCTCCTATGCAGCGTCACTATAACTTGTATTTGATCCAGTTGCAACATCCGAATATGTATCATTCGATCCAGTTGAGACATCACTATAAGATGTATTTGAACCAGTGTCAACATCTCCATAAGCAAATATATTAACTGATCCAATGCTAAATGTTGCTGATTGACCAGTTAATCCAACCTGAATATCTGCCAAAGATATACTACCGATACTAAAAGAAGCAGATACTCCGGATATACCAAGAGACATATCATTAGGATCTAACGCCCCAACACTAGCTGTTACAGACTGACCTGTGGGTTGAGCTACAGCTCCACCCAGACCAACGATAGATCCTTGTTGAGTCTCTATTGATAGACCAGATAATATTGCCGTATCATTTGGTGCAACAGCAGTTCCTAAAGCTGATGATATAGAGAAACCAGGTAGATCTGCCTGGTTACTAGAGAAAGCGATTGCAGTTCCTAGAGATGCACTGAAAGATACTCCAGAAGGTAATACAGTATCGTTTGGTGCAATAGCAGTTCCCTGACTTAGAGTAGAACTCAAACCATCAAAACCTACAACCTGATCAGCAACAGAAACAGATCCTAATGCAAAAGAAGCTGATACACCTGACATAGATACATTAGCATCTGATTCAACTGCTAACGATCCAACACTAAATGATGCAGAAATACCTGATGGTTCCACAACTGCAGAACCTATTCCTGATAAAGAACCTACGTTAGATGAAAACTCTACACCACTAATGTCAAAGTTTGGACTTAAACCAATTGTGATTGCAAACTCGCCCCATGCACCTTGACCATAAGTATTATTACCCCAGCCTTCTATACCCATGCTGGAAGTTATTTCTTGACCTGTTAATGAAACAGTTACATCGTTAAGATCGCCCCAAGATTGTTCGTTCCAAGTCTTGGCTCCCCAACCTGCTCCAAACTTTTCATTTTCATTCCAATAAGCTTGGCCCCAGGTGAATCGTCCCCATCCTGAAGTAGTCGACATGGTCGACCTCCTATGCTAATCTGATTATTGCGCTACTTGAATTTGCTGTTGGAAACTCAATCTTAAAAGTTCCGTTACTAGCTGTCTTGTCACCACCGAATGCAATCGCACAAACAGCATTAGTTGTTCCTGATCCACCGTCTGTTGTTGTGTTGTATATCAGTGCTCCATTTGCAGTAAAAGAAGCAGATGTAAAAGTTACATCAGAAAAATCTGTGAAAGCTGTTGTTGAAGTTAACGATACTCCCGAATTTGTAAGAGTAGCCCCACCTGCAGAATACGCAGATCCAGATGTATTTGTTATTTCTTCTGATGTTGAGTAACCTGTTGTAGAAGCACCTAAAGTTGCATCACTATCAAACAATGCGATCTTAAAAGTGTGTCCACCTGAAGATTCAAAACTGTGTTTACCTTGTAAAAGTTCTTGTTTGAAACTTGAACATATTGCTGATGATATCGCCATAATTTATTCTCCTACGGGTTTGCTGAGGTTACTGGTATACGAATAGCGCCATCTGTGTAGTCATCTCTTCGTCTTCTACCGACTTGCTCGTTAGCAAACTTCTGTACCTCTTGTTTATATTTATTTTCATATAATGTCAACATATCTACGGGGCCTTTTAAAAAGCCATATGCCTCTGACAGACAACAATATAACAGTCCATTTGGAAAATTAAGACTGATATAATTAGTGTCATTATTCTCTAAAAGATCAGGCATTTTATTGAAATGAACTCTAAATCTATATGTAGTATTTGGAGTAGGGGCTACAAAAATTCTACCTGAATTGGTATCTGCCTCACCCGTAGCACCACCAAACATTGCATAATACTTAGGTTGACCTTGTGCTGCTGACGTTCCTGTAATATCCTGATACTCTTGAAGGTATGTTACATCTTTCTTCTCTAGCCATCTATTAGCTCCTGTAATTTCTGATCCTGCTGTGTCATAAACCTGTATGCCTCTTATAAATACAGCTCCTGCAGGACAGTTTATAGATTCTTGTCCGGCAACAAAATTACCTAATTGTTGTTTTCTATCTGCATCGATAGGCACATCTCTAAATATTCTATACTGTGCGTTTAATATTATATTTTCTAAAACAGCGTCTGTTAGAACATTCGAATCAGTTTCTGTATAACTTCTGATTTGTGTCTTTAATCCCGATGCACTTAATCCTGCCATTATGCTACTATCTCCTGACAACGAGGACAAGATTTTCTAAAACGATTATGACTAGAACAGTGTTCAGCTTTTACAGCTTCCTCGTTTTCATATACTGGTGTATCTGGTTCCTCTGGGTATAACATTAATTCATGCTCATCCATATCCTCTGGACACGCACATTGTTTTATTCCAAATAATTTACAAAATAAATTTTTAATCCATTTAATCATGCCGATACCGTTACAGGTCCTGCTGATGCAGAACCGCCTCCTCCTGTCTCAGTTATACTAGATGTTGTTGCAGTTGCAAAGGTATATTTATCATCATTTACTTTAGTAATTAAATATCCCGCAGCTAGATTTATCGTGCTACCAGCGACTCCTCCAACGTTTTGTGCATCTCGAAATCTAACTCTATCACTTGTAGATCTGCCGTGATCAGGTTCCTCTACAGTTATTGTAGTAGATCCGTTCGTTGTTGTGAACGGATTTAACGGCAAAATGTTTGGAACAGCAGTCTCTATTCTATCAGGTCTTACATGTCTTAAAGATATGGAATCACCGTTCATGGGTTTTGGTTCTAATTGTGGTTGCTTTGGTTCAAATTCAGATACATGCACAAACGCACCATTCCATTCTCTGACCATCTCTTTGTATGGAAACTCCATACCAGATCTGTCTGATATTGCTCGTGCGTATTTACCTGTTGCGTACTTTGCCATTATCTAACTCTTCCACCTTTCATAAACGCTCTACCTAAACCACGTTGTGCAATTCCACCACCTCGTAGATATTTTGATCCACCCATTTGTTTATCTCTTAATGGTTTTTCTTTATCTTTTTTCTTAAACCCCTTATGTATTTTAGGACCTATTTCTTTTAATTTTTTCTTTTCTGATCCTGATTTAATATTTTTATCTCTGAAATAAGGAGGACTTCCTAAATCATCTACATTTTTAAATGGGCTTCCTGGTGCCCCTTTGTAAACATTTTTAAAAATTTTATCTGCTTTGCTTCCAGC